GAATCAGGTTATCAAGGAAAAACAGGAATTACTTGTGGATAAATATGCCCCCACTTCTATTGCCGATATCATTGGGCACAAAGATGTCATCCAACAAATTACAGCATGGCTTTCCACTTGGACATATAAGAAGCCTGGACTTTTCATTACAGGCCCTCCTGGCATTGGAAAAACAAGTATGATCCATTGCATTGCTCAGAGTCTGGGCTATAAAGTAACTGAATACAATGCATCTGATGCAAGAAGCATTAGTGTGCTACGAGGTCTTATCTCCCTTGGCATGAAACGCTTACAGAAAGAAGTCATTGTCATGGACGAAATAGATGGTTTATCCGAACGCGGCGGTGTGGGCGAAATTGCAGACCTGATTCGTAAGTCTGTGACTCCTATGATTTGTATTGCAAACGAATGTCCTCCAAAGCTAAAACCGATTGTAAGTGCCTGTACCCATATCAAATGCAGTCGCCCTGTCAAATCCACCATTGCAGCTGCTGTAGTGGCTATTGCAAAGAAGGAAAGCATTACGATTTCAAAGGTGGATATAGAGAAACTGTGTGAGGAAAACGGCAATGATATTCGTTCTATCTTGAACCGTTTAGACTTCTATCGCGGGGACCTTATGGGAAATGCCAATAAAGATGCAACCCTTCGCCTGGATTTATTCTCGGCCACACAGAAACTCTTTGGTAGTCGCCGTGCTACCTTAGACCAAGCTGCTGACTTTGTCTACGTAGATTATTTCATGGTGCCGCTGATGGTACAGGAAGCGTATGTTGCCGCATCAAAAGGCTCCTTGGATGATATTGTAGCAGCGTCTGAATTCATTTCCGATGGCGATCTTTTCCAACGACGGTTACAAAAAACGCAAGATTGGAGTTTGCTGCCACATATTGTTCAAACGACAGTGGCGGCAGCACGTACGGTATCAGGTCCTGCTCCCTTTCAAATCTTTCCTCAGCTTCTAGGCAAAAACTCTAAACGAATGAAACACATCCGATTATTGGAAGACATGAGTCGTTCTCAACGGCTTTCCAAGAAGTCATTGCGTCTGGACTGTGCCGAGTGGTATCATCGTATTCTTCTGAAACCGTTGTTAGCAGAGAAGCCTGATATCAAAGGGGCCATTCACCGACTGGAAGCTATGAAACTAACTCGCGATGACTTGCTGGATACATTGAATGATGTGCTCTTTACTCCTGTAGAAGTTCCTACCAAAGTAAAAACGGCCTTTACACGTGAATATAATAAATCCGTTGCGCCTGGTATGAAAAGAAAACGGATGGCAGATTCGGATTCTGAAGCTTCGCTAGATGAGGAAGAGGTAAAAGAGTTGGATGGCGAAATGGAATTACTTAACCTATCATAGAATATGCCACGATTCCATTCCATTCCATCACGCAAAAAGCGAAGTGCTCGCCGATCTAGAAGAAGCAATACGCGTAAAACACGAAAGCAACGTGGTGGGCGCGGCGGAGGTGGTGGGCTCGGTGGTGCTAGTTATCATGGCGCCTTTACGACAGGGGCTACACAGGAATTATATGATGATTAAAAGTAAACTATTTTTAGTAAAATATTATCTAGTCGGTATTTAAAATAAATTTCGACTAGAGAATGAGCTGGATTACATTACATGACAAAACGGTACCCGTGTCCGAAATCATATCCATAGAAATGGAAATGGAGAAACATGAACCCATTTATACGGTCTATTTTAAAACGTTAAAACCGATGCGAGTGCATTTACATGCTACGGGTGGAAAATGGTTGTATATGGTGTGTGACAGTGGCATAAAAGAGGCTATGCGTGGCGGCATACAATATGAATCGTTATAAATTTGATAATGTCGTCATTACCAATTAAGCTAACCATGCAAGTCTATACACCTCCCAAACCCGCTCCGTTGCCCGCTGATTTTGATGAATTCTTTGCCACGCTATCTGAGAAGGAGAAAGAACTCCATGAGCTGGCCAAGGAAAAACTAGGATCATCTTACTTTATCCAATGGACCCATATGTATCTGAAATGGTCCAAGGCGAAAGCCGACCAAAAGGAAAAAGCAGAAAAATAAATCAAATCCATCTACATTTCTCCACCGTTACATCATAGTCTAGTCTTTTTTCTAATACATCCTGTTCTCCTTGACGCAAATTCATAATCGGTCCCTGATACTCTGGATTCATGCATGCCAATTCTATACCCTTTTCTGAATTCCACTGCACCTTTGCCAAATAGCGATATGGTCCATCTTCTGCCTTTTGCAAGTATAATGATTCTAATGGATAATGTCCTACCTGAAGAACTTTTTGACAGGAGGCGTAAATGGCAAATTCATGTGGATCGTTTATTCCTTGAAAGTCTACTCCCTCCTTGCGAAGTGATAGTATATAATGTCCTACTGTTGGAAAATAAGCCATGTTAGAAAATTCATCTCTCCATTGTTTAATAAATGAACTTCCCTTATTGCATGCAAAAAACCAGCTTTCTACGACAGGAAATTCCTTTTTCTTCGTATGCACATCCAAATAAAATCCTGAATATTCGGCATAGTAAGGAAAGAGCCAATCTTCCACCGATCCTTTTAGTAAAATCGTAGAATCCATCCAAATACCACCATGTTCTGTTAATACCCATAAACGTAATAAATCGGAAAATCTTCGTGACACATCATTAAAATTAAGGTGTTCTCGTACTTCTTCAGGAATGGTTACATATCCTTTATAATTTTTCTTGGTAAGAAGAACAATTTCATATTCAGGATGGAACTTCTTCCAACTTGCCATACAGAGCTCCACTGTTTTTGGAATCTTTATCGGATTGTCCCAATACGTCCAGATCTTTTTAGGAGCCTGATTATAATTTTTCTTATCTCTATAAAAAAACCAGATGAACACAATTATCATACATATCACGTAAATAATATAATCCATATCTTATGTACGTGGATAAAATAAAATGGCAGTTAATCTTCTTTATCTTGTTTCTCCTCTTTATCATATTTCTTCTCTTCCATAAATTCCTCCCACAATCGTTCCAGTTCTCGTAGGTCCGATTCAGATTCGGTAGTTGCAAGACAATTAAACAAGACTTCAATGTCAATAAGGGTTCTAAATTTTGAAAAAATACGAAATAGATAAAGCCCTTCTATCTTGCGAAGACGGGTACTAAACTCAATAATATTACGATAGTCCGACATGTTATATAATTATGGTACTATTTCTTTATATTACAGCGATTGCAGTCCCGCCAATTTTCTCAGGAATTCCGCCATGACAAAGATCAGTGTGGTCTGTGGACCCACACGAATATAACTTGCATTCCATCCAATCATAAAGCCTCGTAGTCCATGAGTGCGATAGACATCGCTCATACAACTTCTAATGGATTGCGATCCATCTACAAACATTCGCGTCTTAACAACATCTAATGGATTGGTAATGGTGGTCGTGACCAGTCCTGATAGCAAACTGGCCAATACATGGAGCGCAACCCCTTCTTCCATTTGTATATGACGTGTAATGATCCGTTTGGATTCATCATACACGGCACACTGTGATGCGGTTAGCAACGAGGAACGTAACAAACTGGGCACGCATCCCTTCCATAATCCACGGATTCCATGATTTTTCATGATTCCCCTTATGATTTCTACGAGTCCCATATTATCACTACGTGATTGCATCCGTGTTTTAAGGAGTTCAATCGGACTGGTTACTGCGGCAGCTAGACCACCAGATAGGCTGCCTGCAAGAAGTTTTTCTATGAAAACAGGCTTGTCTTTTGAGGTAGATACCAATTGTTTGATGGGTGTATAAAGGCCAAGGCGAGCGCCTCCAAAGAAAAAACCACGTGCAATACTGGGGCCTATGCCTCGCCAAAAACTTCGGACGCCTTCGCGACGCACAATTTCAAGCCCTGTATTGATAATGGTCTTTTTCTCAGAAGATGTTTGCATACGCACCTTAATCATATCCAGCGGCGCGGTACATACATTTGCAAATCCTACACTAATGCCGCTCATGCCTACATCCTTCCATACGTCCATCTCTAGTATTATGATTTATTTTCCAGTCTTATCCAACAATGAAGTTTTACGCACGATTCGGAAGCAGACTTCCTCTTTTCCAATATGCATTTTCAATTTATGCATAAATGCATTAACAATATAAAGAATATACTCTATTTTGTTATAGAATGGCTTCATCTAAAACGCTTGTAACCGCTGACCAAGTTGGATTTGTTGAGTGTCTAGAAGTTTTTGGAGATGATTTGACGGTGGTAAATGCCGCACGCGTATCCTTTGATAAAGTCTCTACTGAATTTACGGAGGCTGATAAAAAACTGGTCAATTACTTGGCCAAGCATGACCATGTGAGTCCTTTCTTTCATCCACAAGTTCGTTTTCGTATTAAGATGCCCATTTTTGTGGCCCGTGAATGGTATCGTCATACGATTGGCTTTGCACGTAATGAAGTCAGTCGCCGCTATGTAGATACGCCGCCTGAATGCTGGATTCCCTTTCCTAATGAATTGCGGGAGCGTGATCCGCGTGTGAAGCAGGGTTCTAAATCTACTCCTGTGGACAATGCCGAGCATGTTCATGTTATTCTGTCCAATCAAATGAATCAGGCCATGCAAACCTATCAACAACTTCTGGACCATCATGTTGCGCCTGAAGTGGCACGTGCAGTTCTTCCCCAGAGCATGTATACCGAATTTATTGAGACGGGCTCCTTGGCGGCCTATGCACGCCTCTGTCAACTTCGTCTTGGTTCGGATGCGCAGAAGGAAATTCGTGATTATGCCCAGGCCGTTAGTGATGCATTAGTAAAAGCGTTTCCAGCATCTTGGGCTGCACTTCAACGCAGCACCTAATGGTTAAGCGCAGCACCTAATGGTTAAGCGCAGCACCTAATGGCTGCGCTTAATGATAAAATCGTTGATACAACCAATATCCAATGATTCCAATACATACTATTTCTGTACTTCGTGCAATGATTAATTCAGAATTTGTTATCATGGTATGTGTATTTTTATAATCAATGGGAACTTCACAAATAGCGCATCCTTTTTCATTTTGAATATCTGTTTTCACTTCCGCTTGAACTAATGTAAACTTAGGTGTGTATACCATTCGCATATCATTTAAATAACAATAAATAGACATCCAGAAATCAATATGACAATGAATAGGATACACATCTTGTAAGAATTTGGTTGCCGCTCGTAATGTAATGATATAACAATGTGCTAATACAAACGCCTCTGTGCGGACCACCCCTGATTCTAGAGGCTCTTGAGGAATACGTGATAGGTCCTCACATACTGCGCCAATAACCCATAAGTCCCATTTTTTAGGGTCTTTTAGAATAAAGGATTGCTCAATACATTTATTTCCTTGTTCTACAAAATTAGTAGGAATAATCGCATCATCTTCCACTACCATACACATTTCTTTTTGATTATCTACCATCCATTGCCAAAGTGCAATATGAGATAATGCGCATCCCACTCCACCCGCACTATCCAATTCTTCATGAGAACGACGAGTTTTATGAAGAATGGAACGTTTTGTTAATGTACCCACTCGTTTATCATTTTTAATATCAATTGTTTTTCCATCTACCCCCACAAATCGTTTAATATTCATGTTGCGAATTCCGGGCTGATCTTGAAATCGTTTCCATCTATCTTTACGACGTTCTAATGTAATACAAAAGGCGGGAATGGATTCTATTTTCCATGTGGGAGTCGCCATTCACTTTCTAACTATGCAGATATAAATTTGATTCATTTTCCACTGAATAAAATATATGTCTACGCTATCCACCATGGGTCATCTCAGTGTACTTATCGGATGCATGTTTGCACAGAAAACCACCGAATTGTTACGTCGTATTCGTCGTTATCAGTCCATTGGATATCGTGTTCTTGTGATTAACTATATTGCCGATACACGATATGGTACAGAGTGCATTGCTTCTCATGATAAAGAAACAGAACAGGCATTATGTGTTCACCGTTTACATGATGTGGATGCGCTTATTGGGGGCTATCAAGTCGTTGTCATTGATGAAGGTCAATTCTTTCCTGATTTATTTGAATATGTCACCAAATGGGCCGATACATTGCCCATTCATATTGTGGTAGCTGGACTAGATGGTACATCCAAACGTACACCATTTGGTGATATGTTACGTTTGATTCCTCATGCAGAAGAAGTGGAACGCTTAACGGCATTCTGTTCCGTATGTCGTGATGGAACCATTGCAACCTATTCACAATATACGGGTATTACAACAGACGATAATATTATGATTGGAGGCGCAGAAGCCTATCGCCCTGTTTGCCGAAAACACTATTTACAATAAGGTTTCCGATTCTATTTTATTTTTAATATACTGTAGTAGAAATGTCTCGCAACTTTGACTCCTCTCAGCTAACAGCACGAAAACAAGAAAAGGCAATTGCTGGATCTTTTTTAACTCTTGCCGTCACAGATTCTGGTGCAACCTATATTCGTGGTTCCAAACCACTACTCGGTATTTCTAGTTGCTCCATTATGCCCTATGTAAAATCGGGTTCCATGACGGAGTTTACACGATTTCCTACGTGTGTAGGGATTAGTCCTGGATGTCCTTGCCCTGTTGTCAATGCATCCGTGATTCCTACCCCTATTATTCCTGCTATTCCTGGCCAGGTTCTAGATATTACATTTACGGTTGGCTCCATTCTAGTTTCATGGCAGGCGCCTACTACAGGAACGGGTCCTTTTACCTATCGTGTGACACCTTACTTGAATGGTGACGCCTTGCCTTCCGTTATTACTTCAGAAACATCCTATCGCTTTACTGAATTAGAAGAATGGGAGCCATATACCTTTACGGTATGTGCTATAAATGAAGGAGGACAGGGACCGGATGTAACAACATCTTATTTTATTGCACCACCTAACAATTTATCCCTTATTATGGAGGGTACCCAGGCTCCATTGAATCCAGTTTCTTCATTAAAATACATTATGAACAATGGCCTAGATTATGTATTGAAATACATTGCTAAAATCAACCTAGGACCCACCAAGGGCTCCCGCCTCATGTATGTTTGGATTACTTCCATTATTAGCGGATGGAACTGGATTTGCTCAGATTCTCGCGTATCAGGAATCCATGATACATTCAATTGGGATACCAAAGCACCTGCTCCACTGAGTGATAACGATGCGGTCATTTGGATGACATGTGTCATGGATTATATGAATTCTCATATTATTCCAGGTAACTATGTCTCTATTTACAATTGCCCTGCTGCAACGGTCGCTCGTGTCAAAGCAGCGGGTCACTGGGAGCAATGGCTTGCCGAATGGCAGACCTGGTATGACTATCGTGTAAACGATGGAAGTGCTGCCGCCGCGACTCAACAGCCTACTGGCTCTGCCAATTGGGCTCAAACACTAGTGGTAGATGGTGTGACAGTAAATGATATTGCAGCCTATCCTCAACCATTACAGTGGACACGGTTAACCGTTCAGGGTAAGAAACAGGGTTATTTGACCTACAATTGGGACAATGTCCATTCCACATGTCTGACCGAATCCAATGAGGCCGATATTCAAGCATCCGTTGCACCTGTTACAGGAGATGCCCGTGATGCAGAAATTGATTCCGTCAAAGACATTGCCGCATCACTTACGGATGTTCAAAAGACCGTGGCAGAATTTTGGGCAGGTGGTCCAGGAACCGTTGCACCCCCTCAAATGTGTGTGTGGTTATGGAAGGAGTATATGTGCTCCGTAGATTCCATTACTCCTGCTGCCATTATGTTTTCCTTACTGGATATGGGCATTCATATGTTTGAGGGAGGCCGTGTGACCTGGCGTTTGAAGAAAGTGTATATGCAAGATCGCCCCATTCAAGAGATTCGTCGCCGCTACACAGGTCAGAGCGTAGTATCATGGAATGGTACCGTGGATGGTGCTCAGTGGGTTCCTTACCAAACTGCCAATTTTGTGACGCCACCCTTTGCTGATTTCCCATCGGGCCATAGCCACTTTTCTAAGGCGTTTGCGCTCACGATGAATAAGTGGTTTGGAGCAAATATTCAGAAAAATATTATCTATTATGATTTGCAGACCTTATTCTGCCCCATGTTTACTAGCAATCAGAAGTTGTATTATGGCGATTTTATGATTAGTCCTGGCACATCCACGGTGGAACCAGGTGTTGCCCCCACGCATCATGTGACCTTATCGTTTAACACATGGAATGAAATGGCCGACTCGGCAGGAATGTCCCGTCTATATGGAGGTATTCATGCCATTTCAGCACACAATAGTTCGCAGACCACTGCAGTAGAAGTGGATGGATACATTAATTCTACGTGGAATATTCATGCTTAAACGAAGTAAAAACGATGTAATAACAAAGTAATAACAAATAATATGTATTCCTAATACATTATATTCGTTGTCAATCATACAAATTATTTTCATGTTGAATATGGGGTTCAATATGCACAGAATAAATGACCCAGCTATTATCCGTTGTAAATAAGTAATAATACTGTGGATCATACTCTTTGATTCTGAAAAAATCTTGATGAGTCCTAATTAATCTAGGAAGGTCTCCTTCTTCCTCCAGTATATCATCAGGTCCATCTAAAAAGGGTCGTGATCCGCCACGAATGAGTTCCATCACTTGTTCACGTGTTTGATAACGTGTATGTAATACTTCTCCTACATGCGCGCCATCCCATGTAATCGTAATGTATTCAATTTGTCCAATGACATGCTGAATTCCAACTACACAAGCTGTATCCATCTCTATTCTGCCGAATGCAATTTATCTATCTATATAACCACATTTCCAGAAATAATACGAAGACGCTCCGAATTACTATACCATTTTTTCCAATGTTCAATACGTACCCATCCCTGTCGTACTGCTGAAGCAACACTCTGAATAAAATTGCTGTAATCACATTTTGCAAGGGAACAATTTTGATAAGCGGCAGAGCATTCTTCTACCGTATTGATAAGAATGGGCTGCTGTTTTTGTCCACGAACGGCATTATGAAACATAAATACCCATGCACGAACCGTATTACGTAGTTGCTCGCCATATTGACCCTTTAAGGAGGGAACAGGATGCTGAGAAACATATCCTGCAGCATGTCCTTGGCATTCGGTACAGGGAATCACTTGCGGAAGCATGGTTAAAAGCGTTTCCATATAATTGGCTTGATCCGTATCTACAATAGAATTTCCTGATGTTCCCATTTTCTCCGCCAAACAATGCAAATATTTCCATAAAATCGGGCCCCATTCATCCAAATAAAGTGGCTGTTTATCGGCCCCCATCATTTGAAGGGGGGCGCCGTTTTTCTTTCCACAGCCACAGCCCATACTACTTACTACGTCATGATTTTTATTCTTTAGATTGTCTATCATCTTTATTGGATTTTTCATACAATAAACATGATAGCGACACGCTGTTTCGATCAGCGGACCTTTGAGTTATGAGCCCAACGCTCTTCCAACTGAGCTATATCGCTATTTGTGGAGCATGTGCAACATGTTCCATAAAATAGTAGTAAACCCTGGCGGGAGTCGAACCCGCGACCTTTTCCTTAGAAGGGAAATATTCTTCCACTAAATTACAGGGTCACAATAGAGAACCATTGCTGGTTCTATTCTAGAATAGAGCAAGTGTCTTTAAGTTCCATTACAGTTATGCCACTTGAATCCGTGTAGAAATATGTAGTTGTTTCTTTTTAATGACCACAATCATTTCACTTGCATACAGCATTTTAGGTGCATACTTGACGTCGCGATAGGCAATCGGAGCTTCTTTAAAAAGAAGTTTGTCATATTTTGTTGCCACTATTTTTTCTCCAAGCACATACCGTTCATAAAACTCTTCGCCTGCACTGTATTGATCCGGTTTATAAATCGTTAATTGTTTCTTTTTTGTATCAATTTCCACCAAATACGTCGGCTTCGCTTTCTTTCCAATTAAAATGGATTTCATACTACTGTATAGGATGTATTTCTACAAAAATAAATCATAAACAGCCCCCAAATGGAGTTGAACCAATACCTCGTTCTTACTAAGAACACGCTCTTCCGTTTGAGCTACAGGGGCTATTATCAATGAATACCATTCGCTGATAATAGCGATGCCCCCTATGTGAATCGAACACATGACCTATGCTTTACAAAAGCATTGCTCTACCAATTGAGCTAAAGAGGCGTCGTGGATTTCTCCACATCCTATCTTCTTTCTAAGGCTTTAAGCTCTTTTATGCAATATATTTCCATAGAAATCCACCTGCTTTTCTGCCATCTATTTTTAGGGCATGTTTAATATTATTTGATTTTACTCCTGAATTTCTACCCGCATCTGCAATACTTGAATACTCTTTTATAAGTACATTTTTTGAAGTGTATTGCGCGATAGGCTTTCCACGTGCTTTTGTCATGATTTCTCTATGTTTTTCAATATTTATTATATAATTTTCAGGGTTATTTTTATAATATTTCAAAACTCCTTCTCTAATTTTCTGTTTTTTCTCTTCTGATGTTGGACCATGCGTTCCTACTCTTCCTTCTCTTACTGCTTTTTGAAACTTTTCAGACTGTTTTGTACATTTTGATAAATCTACTTTCTTCATTGATTCTTTGAGCTTTTCTCGATATGTTTCAAAATGATGAGGATTTGCTTCACGAAATTTCTTTTGTGATTCTTTTATTTTGTTAATCGTCTCTACAGAATGTGTCTTCCCTAGAAATCCTCCTCCCAGTTGACCTCCTGGAAGAATATTGTATCCGTTCGGCACTTGTGCATAATACTTCTCAATATACTCCTTTTCAATAAGATGAACAGCGTCATCAAAACAAATAATAAGTACTCGAAAGATAAATGAATCTATTCCATATTTTGTAATTGCATCTTTTAGTGCAGGACATCCTCCTTTATGTGTTAATGAACTAATATGCCGTTTCCAGCGACTTTCTGGCAATTTTGTTGTTTGTCCAATATAACATTTTCCAGTTATCTTATTTTTAATTTGATAGATATAGCCCATTCTAATAATATCATTATATAAGTAGACTTTCAATTTTGTAGAAATACTTTTTTCAAATCGTATCGGATTTCAAAAAAGTACGTGCGAACAGTGGGATTTGAACCCACACGGATTTCTCCAGCCGATCTTAAGTCGGCTATGGCTGCCAGATTACATCATGTTCGCATATGTGAGTTTCCCCACAAGTATACTACTTGAAGCATCTTTAAACCCTTTTCATTGAGCCGATGGCTCCTCAGTATGATTTCCAAATAATATCGGCGCAAAGGATTCCACCGATGAAAATGGTGCCACATCTGCAATAGGCGCCTCAACAACCGGCTCTTCCGCGTCATACACTTTAGCCTGCATGTATTCCAGCAAATATTCCGATCGCGCCTGTGCATAGTCCGAAGCGGTGCTACCAAATACATACGAAATGCCACCTGCCTTCATGGAAATCAAGTACCCTCCTTTTGACATCTGAAACGGCCGCGTCAAGGTATTCAAAAAGTTGTAAGGACCCCTTGTACTTTGAGGGTCATTCCATTCAGGCAAGATATAATCACTCATTCCCACTGTTACTGAGCCTACCATGATAGGGACAACTACACTCTGTACTGGGTCACATACTTCAGCAGGAACAAGTTTAGAATTGGATACTTGCCACCAGACATTAATATTAGGATTGACCAACATTTCAAAGATTTCGTGAGCAAATGCCTGTGCTACCGTCGGAATGGTAGGGTTAGAGCCCATTAAAATCGCTCCTCCATACTGTAGCACCGTTTTTACAAATACTTCTCCATAGGGAACATTTCCAGTTTCCGTATGAAAGGCAAGCGTTCCAGGCGATGTACTGGTGTCTAAAAACGTGCAATACATTCCTGTTTTTACCGGCTTTGTAGTGGATGGCACTGCAATACATGTGTACTGTTTTAAGGACCATGCTGTACAAAATGCAGGCAGCATGGTATTAATCGCATTAATCATTAAAAACATATCGGTATTTTTTAGCATAGTGCTTTTATTGAAACAATAAATCGTTGTTGCCATATATTGTTTCCCTATATAATAAAATTAGAGATAGTGATCCAAATCATAGTCAATTTCTTTTAGCAAACGCACCACTTTTTCACGATCTGGACCGCAATCCTCGCGAATGCTGCTCTCTAGTCCCTCCTGAATGATTAACCATGGAAAATAGCAGTACGAATGACCCTGTAGTTGTAAACGTGTGAGCATCCAATCCGAACCACAAAAATTACCTTGAAATTGTGCCAATAATTGCTTTGCGCCATTCTGAGACAGAATATAGCCCGCCGTCAAGTATTGCTCCTTTGCAGGAAGCCATGTATGAATGGGCGTCATGGATTCGGATGCATTCAGCATGATCACATTCCAATCAGGATCTAACACCTGTTCTGAAAATTGCTGTAATTTTAACTGCCAATCTTTGTCAAAACACGCATCATCTTCTAGAATCAGTGCATACTCCAAATTTTCCTGGACCATAAATCTCCAAATACTAATATGGGACTGTGCACATGCCTTTTCACTAGATCGCATCGCACCATGAAATACATCTACTAGTGTATCAGGAGTAGCCGCCATCCATCCCGTTACATCCATTCCAAAATCCCGAAATCGGCGCTGCATGCGTTCTTGACGCTCCGTTGCGGTTACCAATGAAATACAAAATGTATTCTTTTTCGTAAATTTCATTCTATTAATGATATTATTTCATTCTTTACATTCACATAAATTCAAGTATACTGTAGACACGGTCGTCTAATAGTTTAATTTTTGATTTCATATTATCATCTAGAGCAATGAAACCTGCTTTTACAACTCCCTTTACATGCCACGTTGGGTTAATAAATAAAATCTGTTGTAATTGTGTACCATATTTTTTTTCAATTAATTCTAAAATCCCTTGCCCTGTATGTAATGCTAACGCATGCTGTGCTTCAAATCCATCTCCATCAAATATCCATGTCCATTTTTTAGAACCAATCGCTTGTAATGCACGATCCACATGAGCAATGGTGCCAGCCGTATCACTATATTTTGTTGCACTGGCTGGCTTGGTGTAAAAAATACAAATACCATTTTTCTCTGACACTCGTTTAAAAGAGTGGGCGGAGGGTTCCTTTACACATGTTCCGCAGATCTTCTCCATCTACCGTGTAGGATATTTTGGATTCTTTAGATGAACACAGCGATTGCGTTTAAAATACGATTTGAATTTCTACGGAATCAGTGGAGAGGTTGAGTGGCGCAATCGGTAGCGCGTGTGACTGTTAATCACAAGGTCAGTGGTTCGATCCCACTCTCGACCGAATCTCTATTATTAAACATTTGGTATAATGTTTAATAATGTGCATAAGAGCCTAAATATGTTTTTCTCCTATTTATTATAGAACTGCAAAGTATGATTAACATTCTATATGGTGTCAGACCACATCTTGTTGATATTACACTACTTGCAATCAGACAATATACGCGTAACAATATCATTATGATCCCACAAGGCGATAATAATCGTGCCTATTTATTTGGCGACCCCATTCCAGGTGTTGTTAAAATGATTCTATTTATCAATGATAGCGGCGTAGAAACGGTATATGGCCCAGATGTTCCAGTATACATTGATTTGGCTACTCAAACCGTCTATACAACGGATATTCCTTCATATGTGAAAAATATTTATCCATAATGAATAAGAACCTAAATAATATATGATTTAATTACGATAGAACACCAATGCGAATTCTATACGGAGCGGCGCCCTATCATTTATTGGATATTACACGTGTGGTATTGATTCATTTGGTACGCGACAATGTCATTATTATTCCAAAAGGCGACAATGATCGTGCCTATTTGTTTACTGACCCCATTCCAAATGTTCTTAAAGTGATTAAGTATATTGATGATGACGGTGTAGAGACCATCATTGGCTCTGAACAACAGGCGTATATTGATTTGACGGAGAAGCGTATCTATATGGACGATGTTCCTCAGCGCATTAAGGATATTTATCCCTATGAAACGGACGATAATCATCAACGGGAAATTGAGAATAAGCTACGTGAGATTCATTCTACCTTGACCATGGTGCATGGAAACATGACTCAGGAATTTCCTGAACAGGGGATGGCCATGCGTTTTCTAACCGGCGAGGAGAAGGTTCTAGAAATCGGTGCCAATGTGGGACGCAATTCCTTGCTCATTCATTCTATTTTGTCTAAGAAGGGTAATACGAACTTTGTTACATTGGAATCGGATTCACACATTGCATCTCAGCTCCAAGAAAATCGTGATGCGAATCATATGAATTTTAAGATTGAGGCATCGGCATTGTCCAAACGAAAGCTGATTCAGCGTGGCTGGGATACTGTGGTAAGTGATTCCGTTCTTCCAGGGTACCATTCGGTTCAAACCACTACATGGGATGAACTCTGTGAAAAATACAAGATTACGTTTGATACCTTGATTCTTGATTGCGAGGGTGCCTTTTATTACATTTTGAGCGATATGCCCAATGTATTGGATAACATTAAGTTGATTATTATGGAAAATGATTACTATACCGATTCCCATAAAACATACATTGATACCACATTGAAGGAGCGTGGATTCAAGCGCGCGTATGTTCAGTGTGGTGGCTGGGAATGCCGCCATTACAATAAATTTCCCAATACCTATATGAACTTCTTTGAAGTCTGGAAGAAATAATTTGTGAATGTTATAAAATCAATAAAAATAGTTGTAGTATTATTATTGATTTGATTTTGCAACGAGGCAAATAGGCTGTGTATACCATATGTCATGGAGAATAGTACACACGCTTTAACCCGTGTTCTTTCATGCATTTTTCCAAGTGCGGTCGGCATGTTTTACATGGTTCCGAATTCATGATTTCACCTGTTCCACGTGAAATTCGTATCACCACCATAATGGCCCCATCCAGTTTTGTATGGTCGCCTATTTTTTTAAGAACAGCGCGTTCCGCGTGAATGGTGCGGTTGGTATACCCGCATCCCATGGATCGTGAACCAATGGCATTGCATGCTACATCTAATATTTTTCCACGCTTCATAATCAGTGCAAAATGAACGCTTCGCATGATGGATTTTTGCATGGAGGTTTGAATGTGAATCCCCTTTTCAAGTAGTTGAATAATGGTCTCTTTGGAGACACGCATATTGTTAGTGCACCTTTCGCTATGTTATATCATACATTCAATTTTTATGCTGTGGGATGTTCATTCTCTACTGTATTATCAATCTGAATGGCAATTTCTTGAAAGAGTGGATTCGTGGGTATTACAATTTCATTGGCAGCCTCTAGGTCCAATTCTGTAACATTAGTTGTAGCTGGCATGTGTGTAATTACTGGAGAAATATGGGGCGAGGTTTTCATACCGCGTTTATCATAGGTATCCGCAATGGATGGTCGGTGACGGCTATAGATACGATTTTCCATGGGTAGTTCTTTTGTCACATCTTTTGATGAAGGTGGAACTGCTATTTTTTTCTTTTCTAGCTCAATCTCATCTTCCAATCGTTTGTGACGTTCTTCCATCATTTTCTCAAAATCTCCCTGTATTCTCTGTTTTTCTAGACGCTCTTCTTCTAAATCATGCATGATTTTTGTCTTATGATCCTGAATAGCTTCATAAATTCGTGCATCCACTTGTTCCTTAATACGCTCTTGAATCTGGGGAGATAACAGTTCATTTAATGTTTTCTTTCGCTGTTTTAGCAGTAGTGCAGCATCTACCGCAACATGCTTCAAGCGTTCTTCGGAACTCTCAAAGGCTCGTGTATGTTCTAGTGCCCCGCAAATATCGGGCTTCTTCAATTCCTTAATGTGACCAAATCGCGTCTCAAATAATTTAATCGCATCGGAATGAATGGGTGGTGATTGCTCAATTAAGCGGTCCAAATCGGCTCGGCAAATCTTTAAAAAATCTAATGAATCAATGCGCTCATTGGGATGTAGTGAAATTTCTACTGCAATTAAACGTTGGAATTTACCCCATGCAATGGATGCAATACGATTGGACTCTTCCAGTTGTGCATACCGTAAATAGTTTCCAACCGTGGTTAAAATTCCCGCAACTAGTGAAATCGTGCCAATCGCAAAACTAGCCAGTTGTTTTTGTGAATCCGTACTAAAAATAGATTGAATTCCAAAATTAGCCGTGCCGCCCAGCGTAGATAAAATAATAACAGGCAAGTTAATCCATTTTGATTTACTACTATAGTATTTTTCGGCACGATCGTGTAACCAGCGATAGCACATCGCAATATCACTCCATTCGGACATTAAACGCTCTTGTTCCTTTGTCCAGCCATTTAAGAAACGGCGTGGCTTCTGCTCCTCGGGACGCGTAGGAGAAGATGAACGCGAACGTGGCTCGGTTCCGTTAATAACTTGTACACCGTGTTCACCTGACATTCTTTTTGGTAGTGATTTTATTTATTCCTTTTTTGTCCATTTCTTTTTTGCTTCCACCCCTTTTTGATAGATGCATTCTACCATCTTTTCGGTCAAGGTTGTCGTATCTAGACCCTTTGGTAATGAGACAAATTGGGTCTTTTTAATAGATGTCTTCATAATATAGGGGCCATATTGACCATTTTTGATAGCGTAATTCTTAAATTGTTTGACTGCACCTAGCGCTTTTGCTTCTAGACGTTCTATTGTCTTTTCTATTAGTTCATCTTCTACAAATGGAATGGATACTGCACCACATTGAAGATAGGTTCCAAATTTTCCCGATTTCTTTTGAATAGGCTGCTCTTTCCATGTGCCCAGTGTATCACCCTGCTTTTTTTTCATTGACTCGGCATGAAAGGCACGAGCGATTTCTTCGGTCATATCATCAAATGCTATAGCTTCGGGCCACCCAATAAATTCCGTTGTTGCCCCTTCTATTAACAGCAATGGACCCTTTTTGGATTGAACTGCTTTTAATCCATTAGAGAAGGTGCGAACTTTTGGATGAGGGCTAGAATTCTCATTTGCAGAGCTTGCGCCTTTTAACAATGTTTCGTACCGTTCCTTGTAATTACCCCAGTTATCCTGTAGAATTTGCTTCCATGGTTCGGCCCCTTCTGCGATCCTATCCAGTCGCTTTTCCATATGAGAGGTCACATCATATTCAAAGATATCCATAAAATGTTTTAACAGGAAGAGAAGAGAGGAACGTCCTAGCTCTGTGGGAACCAGCTTCTTTTTCTCCGCACCTACCTTCTTTTTTATTGTGTGTTCCGTTGCAGGCCACCTGTGTACAGTTAAGCTATATTCCTCTATGGATACTTCACGAGGTGGAATATCGGTGATTTCCACATATTGTTTATCCTGAATGGCGGACAGCAAGGAGGCAAATGTAGAAGGGCGACCAATCCCATGATGTTCTAGTTCTCTTATCAGTGTCGCCTCCGTGTATCGTCCTTGTGCTTTTGTTTCTTTTGCAGCGGCTTTCATCGTTGACCATGTAACCGTGTCGCCTACTTGTAGGGTAATTGCCTTTTCCCATGTGGTATCTTTTACCGCAGGTTCTTCTTTTACCGCAGGTTCTTCCTCTACATCTGCCACTTTTCCTGCCCGTCGCCATCCCTCAAAGGTAGTATGCTTCCACTGCGATAACCATGTGAAATCGGTATCGTCCTTAATCTGCGTTCTTACTCTGCAGGTTTCTCCTTGTACAGGCGACATGACCGATTGAATGGCTCGTTGCCAGATCAAGCGATAGACCTTCTTTTCATAGGCTGTCATATTTGCATCTTCTATTTCCACATAATCCATGTGGGTAGGGCGAATGGCTTCATGGGCTTCTTGCACAAGGCCCGCAGCCCCTGCGGGACTGCTTTGTGCCTGCACTTGTGGTTTTACATCGTCTTTTACTTCTTCTTTCCCTCCCACACTTGGTTTTTTCTTTTTCTTGACTGGCTCTTTTGTGACTTCTGATAGGGAAACAAACACCTCTCCATAATGTTCTTTTACCCATGTCTGTGCATCCTTCTTCGCTTCTTCGGATAGCATCGCATGGTCGGTTCTCATATACGTAATATGACCTGCCTCATACAAACGTTGTGCTGATGCCATAGACTGCTTAGGATTCATGGAAAACAAAGCGGAAGCCTGCTGCTGTAGTGTACTGGTAATCAGTGGAAGGGGTGCTGATTCGGTCCATGGTTTCACTGTTTTTTCTAGGATACTTCCATGTTGTTGTTGGTAAATGGTTTCCATATAATTGATAGCCGATTCCTTGTCCTCTAGTTCATCTTCCATTTCAGCGGGAAAGGCGAAGCCCTGATAGCTCCATATGGTTTCTAAATGCCAACTAGAACTAGAGGTAAAATTACGAATCTGGTCTTCCCGTTCTACCACAAGACGAAGTGCAGGCGTTTGACATCGCCCTGCTGATAATGCAGGTCCTACATAACGCCACAGCAATGGACTCAGTGTAAAACCAAGTAGCATGTCCAGCATGGCACGGGCTTGTTGCGCATGCACCCGATTCATATCGAGTCGTCGTGGTTCGGCAATGGCTTTCTTTACTGCTGTTTCTGTAATTTCATGAAACACGGCTCTTAACGCAGTGGCTGGATTCAATTTGAGTAAAAGGCACACCGAATAGGCAATGCTTTCTCCTTCACGGTCATCATCGGCTGCTAAGTAGATTTCAGTCGCATCTGCGGCTATTTCCTTGATTTGCTTGATTGCTTTTGCTTTCATTTTACTCCATTCATAACTTGGCTCAAAATTCTTATGGATTCCCACTGCATCTAGTTCGTGTTTCAGTGCACGGATGTGTCCCATACTTGCAATGACACGCCATCCTGCTCCAAGAAATCCCTGGATTTTCTGACACTTTGCAGGTGATTCTACAATGACTAGTTGTACCATGTTATCTTTTTATTACTAATAATAAATATCAAATTTTGTAGTATAATAATAGAAAACATGAATCAGGATACATTACTTCTTCTGGAATCTCTTTCCATTTCTGCATTTAATGTAATTTCTGTTTATATTGCGGCTATTTCTTATTCTTTGCCATGGCCCAGCGTATTAATGGTAATGGTGCTTATTTCTTTCATTACGGCGTCCATTATGCGCCTGGTTCTTTCTAAAATAACAAAACGTGATATTGCTCGTACAACTGTGCGTAGTATTGAATCTACTGTACTGATTGCACTTATTTCCTCCTTTGCTATCTTTATCATTCTTAGCTATCGTTTTAATATTCCGATGGCGCTTGGAATCTCCTTTCTATCAGGCATTCTTACCGCATTGCTGCGCCATTTGATGAAATAGAATGATGATATAGTAGAGGATGTGTCATATTGAAATTTCTAAAAAAGATATACAACAGTTCATAAATAAACAATTGGAAGGAAAATTACAAGATGGAATTGGAATTATGTTGATTGGTGGACCTGGTTCTGGAAAAAATACAATCATTGATCATATCATATCTTCATTTGGATTTAATAAAACATCATTTGTATTAATTGACACAGACCCTATTTTAGAATCATTATATCAAAATAATGAAAACTGTAGAGTATCTTCTGCAAATCATATTAATGATATATTATGTGAAACTGCTGTAAAAGGAAGATATAATTATATCTATTGCGGAACAGGACGAAATTCAGAATATGTTATAGAACATTTAATAAAACCTAGCAAAAAACATCATTATACTATCTATTTATCAGTGATTCTTAATACGATTGATGTTGCACTTCCACGAATTATGAAGCGTTCTCTTCAAACCGATAGAAATACGAATATTACATTTGTGAAAGATGTCTATTCTAAATTGGAACAGTATATGCATACATATATTAATCTAGACTGTTCATTGATAGATGGAATTCTTATCATAGATAATTCATCCAATGATTTTAAACCTCAGGTAGTATATACATCATCCTGTGAAAATAATATTAAATCAGTAAAATGTTATGATGCACTAAATAAATATCAATATCTTACTGAATTTTGTCCTACCCTATGGAAAGACATACAAAGACTATTAATACATAGCATAACGATTGCCATTATCAATGCAATTGTTGTGTATTATGTTATTATGGTGCATAAATTACACTGGTCTTCTATATTGATAAGTACTGCAATCGTATCATATTGTACGGCATCATTACAGCACCATTCTGTTACGATACAAGAGATGATTCTTATTTCTTTACTCACTGCATGTGCCATTTTTTTCATACTATTTGATCGGTTTAACCTATCGCAAACAATAGGAATCTCTCTATTATCAGGTATTATTTCAGGTATTACTGCAGGTAATTTATCTCGTATTACTGCATAAATAATACATAAATAATACACAAATAAGAGTATAAAATACTATTAGAATCAGGTTACTAGGATGACTACCATCAATCAATCTAGTGGCCAAGGTGCACTATTTGAATTGGTAGCTCGCGGCGTGAAGGATACCTATTTTGTAAAAGATGCAAAGGAAAGTAAATTTCCCTATGATGCACGTTATCAAAGTAGTATTCATCATCTTGCCGAACGGCGAACAGAAGTACCATTAAATGGAACAACCTTTGGTAATACGTTTGAAGTAGAAATTGACCCCTATGGCGATATTATGACCGAATGTGCACTTGAAATTGATCTTCCAACATGGTTACCATCCTTACCTTATCTTCCTACAAGACAGCCAGGACCGCCTATTACTACCAATGGACTCTATCCCATTACTACCAATGACCCTGCCCATTTATCCTATGGATATGTGAATTATATTGGCTATTTTCTCTTTGAACGCATCCAGTTCTATCAGGACCAGTTTCTTATTCAGGATTGGAGTGGCGACGGGCTCCTTGCCAAACAGTTGACAGAAGGTTCATGGACAAGCAGTTTTCTTCAGCAAACGGTAGGCGGTCTAGGGGAATCTATTAACCCCGCAACGAATTTGCCAACGGATCGCGGCATTCAGCTTCGCGCCACTCCTGGGCATTTACGTATTGTATTACCTCTTCCTGGAATGCAATGTCCTGGTGATGCAGGACTTCCGCTTCTAGCCATGACCTGGCAGAAACTTCGTATTAAGTGCACCTTACGTAGACTAGAAGATTTGGTCGTATGTAGTGACCTAACCGTGTTTAAACCTGCACCATGGAATGTACCTTCCTTTACCTATACCTTTCCTGATGGATCGCCTTATACATTTTCTCCCTTATCCATTGCACAAATGGGACAACCCACTATTTTATTATCAACCGTTCAACACTATGTACCACCCGATGTGCAAGCAGAACTTCGCGCGGCCCCTATTCAGATTCCTTTTCGCCGACAATTTGAAAATAATTTTACATTTGGTGAACTAGATTACATTCCATTGGACAAGGGAGGTACTGCTGCAGTCACACGACGCTTAGACGGGCGGCATCCAACGGAACGGATTTTCTGGTTTTTTCGTAATCAAAATTCGCTAGATAATAATCGGTTAGACAATTTTGAAAATGAGTATTTTGAAACCCATCCACCGACCGAAAATCAGCCTTATACCACGCCTTATGGTGCATTTTATTATAATATTAAATTGGTGATTGCAGGGCGAGACCGTGAACTATTGAATGAGCCTTATTTATGGCAACAACTTGTGCAGTTAGCAAAAGATGAAAAAGCAAATGGAAAAGGTCTGGGTAGCATGCGATGGTCGTTAGGAGAGCGATATGGCACGGTCTATCCTGTGGAACGAACACCAGAAGGGACCGTTAATTTTACCACGGCGGATCGACCTACCTTGTATGTGGAGCTGGCTAATATTAATTCCAATCCTACATTAACACGCCGACTATCTGAATGCCGAGTCTTTACCGAAGGGTGGGATGTCTATGAAGTGGTAGGAGGACGTGGCCGATTGCTGTTTGCAAATTAAATTCGGGCTACAATCATATATCATAGTATACTATCATATATTATTGTCATAAAACATAGAATTACTGTTTAAATCCACCCTTGATCCATTGGGCAACTTTCATGGTATCAGAACTCTGAAGAAGGGGTTGCGGGGCGCCATTCACAATAGCCAAGAAACAAGGAATGGACTTCACGCCACAATAACCTGGAGTATAATCATTTTGGTCTAAATCACATTCATACCATTTAATTTTATCACTTAGTCCAAGTAACAAATTCATATCAATACGCTTACAAGGCTGGCACCAGGTGGCTCCGAATTTGACAATACAAATCGGGTCATGTGGCACGCTTGGGTTTTTCTTGATGAGGCTTTCGAAGAACTCCTGGCTCGGGAGGTGAATCATCGTATTCGGTTGTGACATTCTTTTTGGCTCTATAATAGGTGACAACAAATCCTGCAACGGAAATAAGGACAACCGTACCTAGTAAGGTATAGGGCAGAGCGTTTAAGCTATCGGATGCATCACTTCCACCCAATGATGCACTAGTTAACGCAGCACTTCCCAATTCCATTACATATCCACCTGCCTGTTTGGCACGTTCTACATTAGAAGTTGTTTGCAATGCTTCCACCGTTGCGAGAGACGAAAGTGGAGTAATTCCACCAATCTTACTACCTGCATCAATGAGTCCTTTTACCACAGTAACCGCCTTAGGTATCTGTTCTGCAGCAGTGGTTGCTAATTTTACTGTACTATTGACTGTATTAATGGATGCAGTAATGGGCCCTAATACAGATTCAATAATCGGCACCAAGAAGGATGGAATAAAGGACAAGAGTCGTGACGTAAAGGAGCCAGCCGTTCTTCCAAAGAAATCAGAATTGGAATTAATGGTATACTCGGTATCCGTGAAGAACCAGAATAGATTATAGGCCCACCATGCCATGGCAATGGGTGCGCCGATTATACTAATCAGGCAAAGCAAGCGAATGAGTCCAGAACGATTGTCCCCTACAATAAAAGAATCTAGGCCAAACATTCCTCCGCCCAGAAGACACAATGAATAAATTAAGAAATTCCAATGCATTTTGCTTGGTTTCTCTTTTGCTAAGACACCAGCTCCAATTCCTTTTGGACCCAATGCTGGCACGGATAGACCATATAATTTTACAACATCACTATTCCATACTGCCTGTAAGACATCATACCAATACCACACACCAAAACAAAGTATATTCACAATAAATTTTGCTAAAAATGTTACAGGAGAACGTAAATATAAATGGTCTAATGCAAAATATCCTCCTAAAATGGTTAACCCAAGAAATACATTATAGGATAAATAGACACTATCTGTATTACCTTCCTCTTTCCTATCAAATAGGGATGGAATGTCTTCCCAAAATTTAAGATTGGAGACTGTTGTTCCCATTACTCTCTACTGTGACTTTTTTACCCCTTGTTATCCCCATATTTAAATCGTAAAGAGCAAGCCGCCGAAACCATTAATCACACGAAATACATTATAATTGTGTCCGTATATGACAACATGACAGTTACCACGTTGTTCTGAAGGTATCATCAATGGATTACTGAGAACAGGGTTCATCTGGATTTGCCATACAATGCTATCAATGCGACTAGCATTCATGGTTCCCGTTGGCTGTGCATCCTCTGGACGAAATGCAAAACAGTAATTATAAATAAAGGAATTGACCGGAGTTGTGGTGTGATGATCATATGGCTGTTCCAAGCGAAAATATTGTGGACCTCGCACTGCAAATCGGTCATACCCATCCAATTGTAGTTTAGCAGAGGCAATTAAATCCATTCGCCCCGCTGGCGCATTAGAATTCATATAAGGTTGTACTAATGCAGGTATCGGTTGACCAATTGCTAAATTACTGTAATTAAACCATTCATTGCGATTCATCATTTCATTTCGTTGTACCACAAAGATAAATTCCTTCAGTGGATGATTAAACTCTACTGAAATAGTGGCCGTGGTTTGCTGAGCCGTAATCGCATAAGGTGGAGTATATTGGACTTGCTCAATAATATATTCATGTGATGCGCTAACAAAGGTGCGTCGTTCTTCCACGTCCAAGTATACATAATCGCCCCATAACATCATGTTAACAATCTGTGATGTGCAGTCCACCGAGGTAGAACATGCAGGTACCCAATCCACTTGAATGGGCGGTGGTGGAATCCAAAAGAGCTGTTGTAGGGGTCGTAGCGTAATATTAATACGAATGGGGCTATATTGTAGTGCAATAAGGGGAATATATAAACCAGGATTATTGCAAAAATAGAACTGTAGGGGAATCAATAGTCGTAATCCTTCAGATTGTGCGCCTGGAATAAGATTCGGAGGATTATAGGGTTCCACTCGTCCAATCAGTTCATTGAGTGCATCTCGCTGTGAAGCAGATGTACTTAATTGTGTCCAGAGTTCCATCCATTCACCGGTTTGTCTATCAATTTCTTGTTCCCCCACTTCAAAGGTAATTTCTTGAATGAGTGCATGTCCAATAGAATTGGTATACGATAATAGATTGCCCGAAGTATCTTTAATTTGCGGAAGTGTAATATCTAGATAGACCTTTCCTAATAGGTCACCACGACGAGGAATCAAACACGTGATTCGTTGTCCAAAATTCGGTGTACCATCAAAATACATGGCCTGCGATTCTACTGCAAAATTAGTATGACGACGATATACCATTTTAAAAAAACTAATTTGGGGGTTTCCCGTTAAAAATAAATCTTGCTTTCCTGTGGCAACAAGTTGTAATAATCCTCCACCCGCTGGCATCCTGTTGATTGGTCCGGATATTTAAGAATGGATTTGTTTGCGCAGACGCCATCTTATGGCATTCGGTTTTTTGTTTTCTATTTCATTCTCACTCATTGAAATGTTACACTATTTACTATAAGATGATTTGTATGAAGAGATGTATTTGCTAAAATAATAGAAGCAATGGTACTAATATTTTCATTAGTTAAAATCTTTGAAGTAAGTGTACTAACGGTTGCACTAGACAAAATACTTGATGTAATTGCATTAATTGTTGTTCCACCTGTTGCAACACTTGTAGAAATACTCGTAAAAATAATCTCATCTACATTTTTCCAATTTGCTTTACCATTTGTACTTGTTGTAAGTATATAACCACTTGGAACAAAATTATTATTTGGTTGATATGCCGTTATATTTCGGAGCGTAATATATGTAAAATCGCCCGAAGACATTTCCTATCTTTTTAGCATATTATATTTATT